GAACATTTGTAGAAGTACCTCATCATGGTAAGCTTACACTCATTGAAGAATGTAGTTTTACTAAATTAAAAGAACTCAACCCTACAAGTAGGGATCACATATCATGGATCTTACAAACACACTATGGTTGGACTCCTTCCTCAATGACGAACTCAGGGAAGGCAGTGATAGACGAGATAGTGTTGAAAGACATTGGCTCGGATATAGCTCTAGCTTTTCTGAAACTACTGGATCTGACAAAGCAGTTAGGGATGATATCAGAAGGCGTGAACGCATGGCAGAAGCTATGTACGAAGTCTAGGATACATCACCATTGTTCAGTCGCAACATCTACATTTAGATGTTCACATCGAAAACCAAATTTATCACAAGTACCCGCAGATGAAAGATTTAGAAAATTATTTACAGCATCCCCTAAGAAAATACTTTGCGGTGCTGACCTTAGCGGTATTGAGCTCAGGATGCTTGCCCACTATCTCGCCAGATTTGATAAAGGACGTTACGCCAGAATTCTCACAACCGGAGATATCCACGCCACAAATGCCGAGCGTATCGGAATCACCAGAAGCCAAGTCAAAACAGTCACCTACGCCTTCCTCTACGGGGCTGGGGATACCAAAATAGGACATAGTTATGACAAACAGCTACCCGAGGACAAGGCGGCAAAGAAAGGTAAAGAGATACGTAGAGCGTATATCGGTGCCATTCCAGGTCTTAAAGAACTCTTGGAGGCAGTACACAAAGCTAGTGAGAAGGGTTATGTCTTGGGGATTGACCGAAGACGAATCCTCGTTGACTCTAAACATAAGTCAATTAACTACCTCTTACAGGGCTCATCAGCAATTCTCGCGAAGAGATGGATGGCCTTAACCTATGAAAATTTACCACAAACTGCTCGACAGTTGGCTTTCATTCATGATGAACTACAATATGAAGTCGAGGAAAAAGATCTAGAAGATCTAAAATTCTTATTAGAACTTACTGCTGTACAAGCAGGAGAGTTTTATTCACTACGATGTCCAATAGCTGCTGAATCTAAATCAGGTGCTAACTGGGCAGACACACATTAACCACCTATGAAATTATTAATTGATGCAGACTACATCGTATATAAGTCCTGCGCTGCAGCGGAGACTGAAGTTGACTTTGGTAACGATGTTATCCTTGTCACTTCTAACTTTAGTGATGCATACGGTGCAACAAAACGAGAACTTACCAAACTTGAGAACAAATTTGGGACATTCTCTTCTATGATACTGTTCTTTTCAGACAGTATAAATTTTAGAAAAAAAATTCTGCCTGAATATAAAGGGCATCGAACTAGAAAAAAGCCATGTGGCTACAAACGTGTCATTGAGGAATTAAAGAAAGAGTACAAGGTTATTATTAAACCTGGACTTGAGGCTGATGATACAATGGGCGTTTATGCTACAAAATATCCAGGTAATATGATTGTTTCTCCTGATAAAGATATGAAACAAATACCTGGTAAATTATATAACTTTGAAGAAACTTTCACAATCGATAAGGATACAGGTGCTAGATGGCATTTGATACAGACTATGGCAGGTGACCAGACTGATGGATATTCAGGAGTCCCTGGTATTGGTGTTAAAAGGGCGGAAGCTCTCTTTAAAGAGAAAGGTTATTCATGGAAAACAGTTGTTGAAACCTTTCAAGCTAAAGGTTATACACAAGAAACAGCTCTTACTAATGCTAGATTAGCACGTATACTTACCGTTGATGATTATGACTTCGACAAAAAAGAACCCAAGCTTTGGACCCCCACCTCCGATTACAGAGTTAACGATGGAACAGGATCTCCAAATGAGGGTAATAGAGGACAGACTAAATAGTGGTAAAGCTAAGTACGACGATGTTGTTACTGTGTTCTTGGCTTTACAACGACAAAATTTTGTTCTCACAAATTCACTCTTAAATTTAGTTGACAAATGGCCAAAGGTCCAATTTACTACCAGCGAGGCTCCTGCGATGTTTGGGATTTTATTAGAGAACAAGGACTAAACTTCCACCTCGGCAATGCTATTAAATATATCTGCAGGGCAGGTTATAAGGATAGCAAGATACAAGACTTAGAGAAAGCAATCCACTACCTAGAAAACGAATTACATTATGAAGAAGAGCTTCTTATCAGATCAGGCGAAGGAATTCCGATCGAAGTACGAGATCAGATCCTCGAAGACACGAGACAAGCGTTCATATCAGAAAATGCTTGTGATTGAAGAGTTCAAAGAATTCTTAGAAGCTGAAGATCAGTTGTATAGGGATAACCCTACTGTAACTTCAGAAGCTCTTAAAGAATTAGCTGATCTAGTTTATGTATGCTACCAATACGCTGAGAATATGGGTTGGTTATTAGATGAAGCATTGAATAGAGTACACTTAAGTAATATGTCCAAGCTCGGTGAGGACGGTAAACCAATATACCGAGAAGATGGAAAGGTTCTTAAAGGACCAAATTATAAACCACCTGATCTATCTGATTTACTATGACAGCAGAACTAATCTCCCGCACTGGTCGGGTCCAACAATGGTTGGATAACCCAGACTCTAGACTTCCAGTGAGTTGTACTGTCTTTGTAGTAGAAGACTCAATGGAAGGTGAAAATGGAATCGAAGCAAGCTGGCGATACGTCAGCCATGGACTCAGATTTGGAGCAGGCGTTGCTGTCCATCTATCTAAGCTCCGAGCCAAAGGAAGTGAAAACGGCAAAGGTCTTACAGCTTCTGGGCCAGTATCATTCGCAAAAATCTATTCAACATTAAATGAAACACTTAGACGGGGCGGCCATTATAAGAACGGCGCTGTGGTTGCCCATTTGGATATTAATCACCCCGATATTCTTGAGTTCGTGCAGCTTGAAAGGCATGATGCTCCGTGGATTAAAAGATGCGTCGATCTCGATGCCGGACTCTGGAATTCCACAGACTCCCGAGTTAAAGATGCCATCCTCCACGGAATTAAGTCCGGGGATATCTGGCTTAACAAAATAAAATATAAGCATGGAAAACGAATATACGGAAACGTGTGTCTTGAAGTTTACCTGCCCTCACGAGGAACGTGCTTGCTCCAGCATGTCAATCTCGCAGCCTGTACTACACGGAATCTCAAAGAGGCTTTCGCTACAGGTATGTCCGAGTTGTGCGATCTCCATGGCCGAACAGGTGTTGGAGGGACTGGAGAGTACTTATCCTCGGAAGAAGACAGGCAAGTCGGGCTCGGAATGCTTGGACTGGCCAATCTCTTACGAAGGTACGACGTAACTTATGAACAGTTTGGTCACGCTTTATTAGCTGTTAACAATAACCTACCTCATGAAGTTGGTAATGCACTTGACTTAGTGTATGCTTTGAGAGAAGGTATAGAAGGCGCAGCGTATATAGCAAAACAGAATAAAATGGTGAGAGCTTTTGCAATAGCTCCCACTGCTTCTTGTTCCTATAGAAGTACGGACCCAGATGGTTATACATCTACACCGGAAATTGCACCACCTATAGCCTGGAGTGTGGACCGTGATAGCGGCACCTTCGGCGTTGAACACTATGATTATGGCGGTGTAGAAATCGCAAGTGAAGTTGGTTGGGACAACTATAAAAGAGTTGCTGACCAAATCATGATCATGTTAGATAATACGGGACTTCTTCACGGCTATTCATTTAATAGCTGGAGTGATGTTGTAACATACGACATTAACTTTGTGGAAGAGTGGTTACTGTCACCCCAGACCTCCCTTTACTACTCCCTGCAAGTAATGGGCGACGTGCAAGATAAAAGCGATGCGTATGCAGCATTAGATAAGGCAGAAGTCGATGATTACTTACAGGATATTTTAGGAACTGACGCTGTAACCTGTGATTGTCAAGAATGATAGCGAATAACTGTATAACTGAGAAGGTGCTTTATACTACGGACCCTAAGTTACCATCAAATTTACTTGAAGAAATGGTTATTATCGCAAAAGGTAATAAAAATTCTTCAAAACCAGGTGAAGTTGTTATTGGTGATGGGGAAGATGTAGTTAGAGAAGGTAGATCTTCTTCAGTATATTTTTTACCTTGGGATAACTGGATTGCTGGTATCTTACATAATATGTTTATCAGTGCTAATAATGATTATTTTCATTTTGATTTAGACCACTTTGATGCTGGTATACAGACTACATTTTATCAAAAAGGTGATTACTATAATTGGCATAGTGATGGCAAAGGTGGTAGTACTCCAGCCCAATATGAAAGAAAACTTTCAATGTCATTTTTATTGACAGATGATTATGAAGGTGGTGAGTTAGAATTAGAAGCTAAACCATTTCATGAAACGTTAAAACCAAAACCAGGTATAGCAGTTATATTTCCGTCATGGTTACCTCACAGAGTGAGGCCAGTTACATCAGGCGAACGAATAAGTTTAGTAGCCTGGATGAATGGTCCTGTATTTAAATAGATAAATGAGACAACATCCATACGATAAATTATTAGACCGCAAACGTAAGTGGTCACCCGTAAAACCTACCGTTGGAAAGCTTAAAGAAGGTGCCGAAGAAACCATCCTCCGTGCTCTCTCAATACGTCATATGGAGCTCCCTGTTGGAAGCTTCATTACTGAAGGTTTGGAGAAGAGTGTCCCCGATAATGCCAGGAAACTCCTTGAATCAAATGTTAAAGATGAGGAAAGGCACGACCTGGCGTTAGGGTATATAGCAGAGATACATAATGTTAATGATAAAGACGAGAACGAGGGGAAGCTATTAAGAGATGCATGGATTTCTCACCCCGACCATACCATTATTAAGGCGCTTGTCGCAGAACGAGCTATCTTCTTTGTTCTACTCCCTTTCTTTAGGTTTAATGGTTGCCCTGCTCTACGCACAGTATCGGCAGATATCTCAAGAGACGAACAGATCCATGTCGGCTG